CGCTCGCACCATTTCTAGGGGGTAACATATGAAAATCAGTGAAAAGCAGAAAGCAATACTAAAATCATACTTTAGGGGTGTGCTTGTATCATTCTTAACATTCTTAGCAAGTAATGAGTTAGGACTAGATCCAGTTATATCAGTAGTAGTGGCCGCACTTGCAGGCCCAGCAGCTAGGGCTTTAGATAAATCCGATGATGCTTATGGCTTCGGTGCAGATGAAGCATGACACCTGGCGAATGGGTCGCTTTAGCCGTTGGCGTATGCGCCGTATGTACAAGTTTATTAGTGGCTCTGCGCTGGGTTATTAAATCTTACTTAGCAGAACTTAAACCTAATAGCGGATCTAGTATGAAAGATCAACTTACTAGATTAGAGCAGCGTGTTGATGATCTATATTCCCTAATAGTTAAGCGACAATAATCCTATGGCTGATACAAGGCGTAAGCGTAAGAAGATAAACAGACGCGTGGTGCGTAAATCACCAGACCCTTTATCTAAGTTAGATCAACATTATATTGCCATGAATGAGATATTTAAGGCTGCAAAGAAGGCTGGGTTTAGCGACAGCTGTGCTTTGTACTTTGTATCAGATAGAGCGACTATGCCAGACTGGGTTATTGGTGATGGCGGCATCATACCTAGTATAGATCCTACAGAAGAAGACGAAGATTAAGCGTGTTGCGTTTGTAAGTGACTTGCAAGTGCCTTTTTTTAATGAGGCTGCAGTGAAATCTACGGGTAAGTTTTTAGCGAAGTGGCGACCTCATCAAACTATTTGTATTGGTGATGAAATAGATTTACCACAGCTAGGTGGTTTTAACGCTGGCACAATAGATGAGATGGTAGGCAACATAAATGATGATCGGTTGCAAACACAGCAGGTACTAAGTTATTTAGGAGTAACAGACGTGCTTGGCAGTAATCATGGCATACGACTTTATAGATCTATTAAAAAGCGTTTACCTAGTTTCCTAAATTTGCCAGAGCTGCAATACGAAAAATTTATGGGTTACGATAAATTAGGCATTAAGTTTCACCCTTACGGATTTGACTGGGCGCATGGCTGGACTGCTGTGCATGGTGATGCTTTCCCGCTTAGTCAAGTGCCAGGACAAACGGCCTTAAATGGGGCTAGGAGGCTAGGTAAGAGCGTAGTGTGTGGGCATACCCATAGACTAGGCCAGTCGGCCTTTACAGAGGCATCTAGAGGCCAATTAGGGCGTACTGTGTGGGGAGTAGAAGTCGGCATGTTGGTCGATCTAGGCTCAATAGGCATGGCGTACACTAGAGGCTATGCAAACTGGCAAACGCTTTTTTATAGATCTGTAAAGTCTGATGCCATGATTACTGCCCAGTACGTCTGTTACTCCCAAGTAACTTAGTACCTGCTGAGTTTGCAGTCGATCATCATTTATGTTGCCAACCATTTCATCTATTGTACCTGCGTTAAAACCGCCAAGCTGCGGCAGATCTATTTCATCTCCAATACAAATAGTTTGATGTGGCCGCCACTTATTTAAAAATTTACCGACAGATTTGACCGCATCTTCGTTAAAAAAAGGCACTTGCAAATCACTGACAAACGCAACACGCTTAATCGTCATCCTCATCGTCATAAGGATCAATTACAGGGATGATGCCGTCTTTGCCAGTGATCCAGTCTGGCAGTGTGCGTTGATCTGTAAGCAACCAGAATGCACGTTCAGCTGTAAAGCCTGCAGCAATAGCAGCCTTATAGCATGAATGCAGGGCAATATAATGCTGATCTAATTTACTCAATGGCTCAGCCATCTTACGCACTCTACGTCTTACGGGTTTCTTGCGTTTGCGTGTGTTAGCCATAATTAAATTATTCCTTACTAATCAAAATAAACAGATCATCAACACGCTTCTCTAAGCGTAATAACGAGTCCTTCATGCTGTGGCCATTATTTATTTTAAGCTCGTATAGATAAGACCTAACTAAAAAACGCAAGCCGATCAGCACTGCGCTCAGCACGCTTACAACGCCAGCGCCAAAGCCAGCCCACTCGCCAGGTGTCATTTTTCATGCGTACCGATAATATCGGATTTGTCTAAAGCCCTAGCTGCTGGTCCTGCAAGCGCCGAGATAACTACGGCTACTACAGGATCTAAACCTAATTCATTACTTGCTAAGAATGTTAAGAAAGATACTAATACGCCACGTGCGTAGGACTTTAGTACAGCCTTTTGTTTCTTACTTATCTTCATATCTTGCCCCCTATTAGTGGTATGTCAAACGGTCTGCCGTCTGTATCTCCTGCTTTAGTAAAACTAATGTGTATGTGTTTTGTGTGTGGGTTGATACCTTTGTATCTGCGCCATTTATAGTTTAAGAGTTTAGAAGCGATGTGATGCTGGAAGATGACGTATGATAAACGTTTATCGGTTTTCGCACACTGCTTGATCTGGTCAGCCAGATAAGCTGCGATCCCCTCTGGCTCACCCAGGCGAGAATCAATATCAATGGCTCTGACCCACCCCTGCTCATCTGGATTATGATCTGATTTTCTGGTGGCATGGCGACTATCGCCCACCCACCCATCACTGGCAGTACGCCTAACTGGAAACCACGTATCAATTTGATCTCTTAACTGCACACCAGCTGCACATAGTTTAGGTTTCATCCGCACAATCCCTCAAGATTATGCTGGCAAAGGTGGGTTTTTTATTTCCCCTGGCAAAGATTCAAAAGCCTCTTGTATTTCTTGCCAAGTTGGTTTTTCTCTTCCATCTAACCAATTCAAAGCCTCAAAACATTCTTGAGTGTTTGCTGTTGTGCTACCAAAATATTCAGCAGCAGGAACTAAACATTCTATTGCTAATGCTACATCCATCATATTAACCTACCTTCATTATACTGACAGTTGAATAAATTTCAGTGTTAAAACCTACTGCTGCACCAAAACCATTTGTGGCTTTTGTTGTTGATGTTTGGTGTTGTAATTCAAAAACTTTAGTTCCAGTAATTGTGAAATAACCATTTACTAAGCCATTTACGCTGAGTGCATCGCCAGCACTAACATTTTCGCTAGTTCCACCTATTTCAACGGCACTATCGGTTATATTGTAAAATCTTGCTTGTGTGCTATCTGTATCAAAAGTAGGTGCTGTGCAATTAACTTTATATGTTCCTGCTGCTAAAGTAATTTGATTGCTTGCTAATGAACAACTAGTAATATTATTAAATTGAGATGTTTGCAAATCTCTTGTTCGCCAAGCACCTGAAGTAAAAGTACCACCTTGAGTACCAGCAGTTTTTTGGTCAAAAAATTGAGCGCATTGTGTTGAGGCAGCAGCAGGTGCAGCCCATTTAAGACCAGTAGCCTCCGCACTATCCGCTACAAGTATGGTGTTGTTTGCGCCTACTCCGAGCCTAGCATCGCTAGTGCTAAAGGTATAAAGATCACCCTTAGTAGTTAATGGAGATACTGCTCCTGCCTGTATAAAGTCGTAAAATATAGATGCGCCTGTTGCAGTAAAATATAAAATACCTGCATCATTTTGTGGCAATATTAAACTGCCAGCGGTTGCTACTGTTGCAGTACCTGCTGTAACTGTGCATGCACCTGCACCTAAGTTTTGTATAAACACTGTGTCGCCTGCTGCAAATAATCCTGTGTTAACTGTAATTGTTGTAGCACCTGCCGCATTCATAGCAACAGTTGTACCTGCATCTGCAGCTACTAATACATAAGATGCGGTCTTAGCCGTAGCTGAGCCACCACCCATAGCAGTCTGTTGCAGACTTGTCATCTGTGCAGCTGTAAGTACCTGCCCAGTGGTAAAGGTTTGTTTAGCCATTATTCTCCTTAGTAACTAAGCACATTATAGTCTAAAGTGCCGTAGATATTGTTATTTAGAATCAGCGCATCTATAACAGGCTCTAGGGTTGTAAAGAAAACCTTAAAGCTGTTGGGTGTGATGACGTTTTGCACGCCAAAGATCTGCAAGGTTTTGTCCAGGGTAGATCCGCCTGGCTGAGTAGTAACTACTCGGATCGGGTCAAAGAAGTCCAACTCTAAAGCTGCAATTATGCCTGCGTTGTAATTAGGGGTGTATAGGTCTAGCTCTATGGAATCGCATCTCACGCTTGTCTCAGCACGGCTGGCTGTATAAGCCTGGGCATAATCCAAAGCTACGGCATCTGTCTGCATTAGTAAATCTTGGATCTGGTAACTATGAATAAAATATTTATCGATTGATGGCTGGTTGATAGCAGTTTGTGGAGTGGCACCTAGCCTAGTAACAGTCGATGAGTTGAAAATAAGGGTGTCATCTAATTTCCAGTTAGCGTTAGCGTAGGCAATACCTGTGCCATCATCATTAAAGGTAGTTACTGTGCCACCGATTGATCCAGCAGTTACAGCTCTATCTTGAAATACAAACTCGCCATTAGCATCAACATAGAATGCCCCATACTCTGATTGGGCTACAGTCTGTAAAGCGGCAAGTGATGTGCGTAGTGTGCCTGGATCATTTTGCAGTGTAGTTAGACCTGCATCAATATCAG